GTCAAAAACTCGAGCCGCAGCCGTGCAACTTCTGCGAACCAGCCGGAGAAGCATACTTGGCAGCATGGGAGAGGAAGGTAGGCCGGAACCAGCCGGTCGACGAAATGAAGCTGAAGTTCTTTAAGGAAACTTTAAGAATGAATGTGGATCGTGCCTGGAATGTTGGAGAGTTTGTCCGTGTACCTAATGGGCACGGAAGCCTCAACCATACGCGACGGGAGGGGGGGAACTGGAATGAGGAAGAGTTTAGTGAAAGTTGCCGGATTGAGCTGGTCCACAGTTCAGGAAAGCCACGAGTAGTTACGCTTTACTCTGAGTACAACCAGAAAATCCTGCACCCCCTTCACCGTGCTCTCTACCGCAGTCTTAGCAAGTACGGCTGGCTGCTGTTGGGACCACCAACGGACGAGATAGTCGGTAGCCTCCTCGGGGGAGACTGGCTGTCGTTCGACTATTCGTCTGCTACTGATTCCATCAAGTCTCAGTACGTGCGGGCGATGGTAGACGTCCTCATCGAAAAGAGTGTGGGGCTCAACGAGGAGCAAATTAAGTGTATGCGGGTATTAGAAAAAATGAAACTCGAGGACGGGTGGAGTAACACCGGACAACCTATGGGGAGCCTCATGTCTTTCCCGATGCTTTGCTTGTTTAACAAAACCTTGGTCGACATGGCCTTGGCCGATTCACTCGGTATGCTTAGCGGACGGAGAGTCACCAAAGAGGTCCTCAAGGTCTACCAACTCCATCGGTGCAAGATTAACGGTGACGATTTACTCACCCGTTCACCCGAGGGACAAAAAAAAGACTTCGTTGCGTGTATGACGGCCTGGGGTCAGGAGATTGGCCTCGTCGTTAATAAAGACAAGACAATGCGTTCGGCGGTCTACGCCGAAATTAACTCGACCGTCTTTCGTAACGCGCAAGAAGATAAAAAAACGAACCTCAAAGTCCTGGGGGTCGGTAGGAGAAATGTAGGTGACGCGCTCGATCTAGCCGAGCAGTCGACTGTTACTCAGTCTGGCGTCAAGTACGCACTCGAAGCCCTTCAACCGGCTTTGTCTGTGCAGAAAGATAAAAGAGTGAGGAAGCACCCTCGACTTGTGGCGTACCTACGAGGCAACAAACGCCTTCGTGCGGCATCAACGGCCGTACCGAACGAAGAGGAAAAAGTGCGAAACCTCTTCCCGGTTGTCGTCCGCCCTGACAATTACGATCTTCTTCCTTGTGAAGAGCGAAGTATCGTCGAAAGGGAGGTCAATCGCTTGCGACCGGTGGCCCTGGCCTGGAAGGAGGACGAGGGTCCTGCCCGAAAGGTAAAGTGGACGTTTGCGGATCCAAGGAGCTTTTCTGCGGTTGTGAAGCAGAAAGGACGTAAGTCCCAGGAAACCATCCTGGAGTGCTTAGATCGCGCATTTCGTCAAGACAGGTTAGAGTTGGTAGACAATTCGTGGATCGAAACCCCCGATCTACTCGAGTTCGCGCAAGCGGACGAGACAAAGGAAAATAAGGGCCGATGTGTAAGACTGTTGGAAGCTCTCAAAGCTTTCCGTAAAGATC